ATGAGAGAAGAAGTGGAGCCATTGCTTAAAAAACTTGGGCTTACGACGAATTCAATGGAAGAGTGGGCCACAAGGGATGCGAATCCAGACTAAGGACGCCGCCGGCAACGTAAACGGCTGGGTCCTGTCGGTCTGGAACTGCCGGGAGAGCGACTATCGGCCCGATCAGGTTTACATCACGGTGGTGAATCCGCACTGTTCGAAGGGGCCACATCTTCACAAGAAGCGTACCGGCTTTTTCTCATGCATTCAAGGCAACGCCGTGATCATCACGCGCAAAGACGGTATGTACGAGGAGCATCGGCTCGGCCCGTATAGCGCGGACAGGCCGTTGAAGGTAGAACCCGGAACAGCCTGTCAGATCGTGAACCGCGAGAACGACCCGGCGATGCTCCTGAACATGCCGTCGCCGTCGTGGGCGGCGGATGAACCGGACGAATGGCCGGTGGAAGACTGGCGAGCGTGAAAGTCCTAGTCGTCGCCCATCCCGATGACGAAGTGATCTGGTTTACACCGAACAATTATGGGCGGATCATTATCGTTCACCTGGCCAGAATCGACGATCCAGGCATGAGTGAACGGAGAAAGCACGCCCTCCAGTTACATCCGCTGAAAGATCGGATTACGTGCCTGGGGCTCACGGAATCGAATTATTGGCGCGATGCATCCAGGCGTGAACAGCATGAGCAGAACTACCGGGCGCTGTGTGAATTCCTGAAGACCTTGCGTGATGTGGCGAGTGACGTGACGACACATAACGTCAACGGCGAATACGGCCACGCGGATCATATCCTGGTTCACAATGCCTGCATGGATACGATGCACTGCCCGGTGAACGGGAAAGATCCGGCCATGTATCGGGCGATCAAGAAAGTTTATATCGACAACGGTTGCTGGACCTGGAATTAATGCTGAGAAAGCTGTTCATCCGGACGTGGTTCGGTCCCCTGCCAACCTGGACAAGTGAATGGATTGAAAATACCCAATCACTGAAAAAGTACGGGTTTGATTTTCTACTGATCAACGATTACACCTTTTTCGCTGAACGCTGCAAGCGGACACTCGGAATCCATATTGCTCCAATCGAACAGATTGCGGGCACGCGCAAAGCCGGAGACTTCGACCCAGCCTATGGAGAGATTTTCGCGGAGGAATTACGCGGCTATGACTTCTGGGGCCATTGTGCGCTAGACATGGTTTTCGGGCGCCTCGATAGGTTTATCCCTGATCAGTTCCTTAAGCACTGCGATATCTTCGCCAACGATCCCGGGGCGATCTGTGGGCCTTTCTCGCTATATCGAAACCGTGCATTTATCAATAATCTATTCCGTCGTGTGGATGACTGGGAGAAATTACTGAGCAGCCAGACCATGTACGGCTTCGATGAAATCCAGTTCAACGCCGTCGTTCGGGAAGCAGCCGAAGACAATCTAGTTAGATTCGAAACCCGCTTCTGGCAGGCACACGACACACAGGCAGGGCACACGCCCACGCCGAATATGCGGCTTCTCGCAGACGGAAGTTTGATCGATGGCGCAACCGGGCATGAAACCATGATGTTTCATTTTCACCGATATCGAAAATGGCCGATCCTCGCATCCTGATAACAGGCAGTTCCGGTCGTTTAGGCTCCGCGCTCCGTAAGATTCTTCCAAGTAGTATTTGCCCATCTCATGCGCGGATGCCAATAGAAAGTGCGGGTATGTGTATGAGGGTGATGGCGGAGGAATGTCCAGATATCATCATCCATTGCGCTGCTTTTGTCGATGCACTCGGTGCAGAGACGGAGAAGGAATTGTGCTGGCGGGTTAACGTAGATGGAACTCGCAACGTGGCGCGGGCGGCGGCCGGCTCACGCTTGATTTACATTTCCTCGGAATATGTTTTTGATGGGGAAGAGGGATATTATAGCGAGGATGACACTCCCAATCCAATCAACTTTTACGGTTTGACGAAATTAGCTGGTGAATTAATAGCGCAAGAACATCCGAACGCACTCATCCTCCGGGCTGGCTTTCGAAGCGATCCGCCATGGCGCTATGCGCGAGCGTTCGTCGATCAATGGACAAGCGGCCGGTTTGTTTCCGAGGTGGCCGTAGATGTGGCGAGAGCGGCATTAATGCGCAAGATTGGGATACTCCACATTGGAGGCCCGCGCCGGACAGTTTTTGAATTGGCCGAGGTAGCAACGCCGGGAATTGGACAAATGAAACGCGCGGATGTGGCGGTTCGATTACCGCGTGATACGTCTCTTGACAGCACGACATGGCACTTTCTATCAGCGCTGTGATCCCTACTAGGGGTGATGTGGATTTGAGCCGGATTGTGGAGAATCTTCGCCGATTCCCAGAGGTAAGAGAAATTATATTTGAGATTGGGGATACGACGCTCAATCGATATCGCGGGGCCGGGAAAGCACTACATGAAATCATCTACACACAGGATGACGACTATGTCACGGACTTGAGGCCTATCGTCGATGCCTACCGACCCGGCATGATCGTCAATGCCATGACAGAATCGCATCAGGCCGGTTATCTTGAAGACGAGACACTTCTCGGATTTGGAAGCATCTTCGACAAGGCCCTGCTTTCCGTCCTAGATGGATGGGAAGAGGACGCCTTATTTCTACGGGAGGCGGATAGGGTTTTCGCCACGCTCAACCGGCATTTTACGGTATTTCCGAAAATTGAAGTGATGCCATGGGCCCACAACTTCAACCGCCTCTGTTTTCAGCCGGAACATGGCTCATCCCATGTAGCAATCAGAAAGAGGATCAATGCCCACCGGAGCAATTGACGTACTTTTCCTGGCGCGTAATCGCCTGGAATTCACACGGGAGGCCCTCGAAACTCTAAAGGAGGGAACGGATTGGCCGTTAGTGGAGACGCTGTACCTGTATGACGATCAATCATCGGATGGCACGCGGGAATATCTGGAGAGCATGGTGCATACCATGCCGGTGAAGACGATTTTTCGGTCGGGAATTTTCAATGGCCCAATGCCGGTCCTTCTGGATTGCGTTGCCAAGGGTACCGGAGAACTGATCTGTAAAGTGGATAATGATACATTGATGCCGCCTGGGTGGTTGCGTGCCGGGCTGTCTGTCATAGCAGAGCATAACGACCTAGACCTGCTCGGTATTGGCTACCGTGACCAGCTACTATCAAAGTATGTTGGCGTTCCCCCCTCTTATGAGGAGGCTAGGTTTGTCGGGGGAATTGGGATCTTCCGGCGCCGCGTGCTTTGCGCTCTCCCGAATTTGCCCTGTCGAGATCAATCCTGGCATGGGATTAACCAATCTGACATGAAGGTAGGGTGGCTTTATCCGAATGCGCTAGTGATTCTTCTTGATAGAATTCCATTCCAGCCTTGGGTGGGCCATTCGGAACGCTATGAGAAACTTGGATGGCAGCGGAACTGGGGCCGGTACGCCGCGAATGGAAATCGGCCTCTATGGGGTTGGTGGCTAGGGCAAAGGGAGCAACGTGGCGAGACGTCTTGACATCGGCGTAGCCAGCTACGGGAACCCCGTCCGGCTCGAGAAGACCCTCCGGAGTATTGCGGCCAAGAGCACGACAGACTACCGGCTTTTCGTCATCCACAATCCGGGAGCGCCGGAGGACCAGCCCGCGCGTGCGGTCATTCAGCGAGCACAAGCCGAAAACCCGCGCATTGTGCCGATTTGGGAGGATCTGAACGGCGGCTATGCGGGAGCGGTGAAGAAGTTCCAGGTGATCGCCGAAACCGAGTACCTGGCCTATTGCGACAATGACATCGAAATCCTTACGCCGGGTTGGGATGAAGCATTATGTGGGTATTTCGATCGCTTCCACGAGATCGGGCTGGTTTTCCCGAACGGCGGGGCTTATCAGATCCCCCGGCCCGGCTACACGGAGGTTATGTGGGGCGTCGGCTTCTGCTGGGTGCTTTCGCGGATGGCGATGACCGATACAGGCCCGTTTGATGACACTTTGGGGCATCAGGAGGAGGCCGACTACTGCCTCCGGGTCCGAATGGCCGGATACCGCTGCGGAGCCGCCCCAGAGGTCCGGGTGGCCCACCATGCCACAGCGACGAATAGCTCGGCCTCCGTCGAGCGGATTTCCCGCGGTGTGGTCAATTTCGTCAATAAGTGGTGCCGGTACTTCGGCGGAAAGAATCTGAATTATCACAGCCCGAACGTCCTCCGGTGGGAAGACTGGCCGCCGAATGCGCTCTACCTGGAGGAATATTGGCGGAGCCGGCTGAACGGGCTGAATGCCGTGCCGGAAGTGCGAACCGTTGAGGGGCGCGAATACGATCTGATCAAGGTTCCACGGTTCAAGGATTTCTACCGGGGCCGGATTATTTAGCTTCACAAGTTCGCGGACTGTCGGGAGATAGACCGCACCAATGCCAACAATCTACGGAATGCTCCGCGTGCGGAACGAGCAGCGCTGGATTCGGCGCGTGCTGGAATCCATCCGAAATCTCTGTGACGAAATCTTCGTCCTTGACGATCACTCGACCGATGGCACGGCCGACATCTGCGAGCAATTCGGATGCACGGTATACCGGTCTCAATTTAGCGGAATCGACGAAAGTAGAGATAAGGACTTTATTCTTTCGAAGATAGTCGATGCGATCCCGGTGGCACACCGACACTTCATCATGGGGAATCCATCGTCGCCGTATTGGGCGTTGGCGATTGATGGCGATGAGGAGCTGGTCAAGGATGACGCCGCGATCATCCGGCAGGCGATCATGCAACCGAACATTCATGCCTATCATCTTCGCATCCCGTTTCTCTGGAATGATCCGGAGCATATCCGGATAGATCGGGTCTACCGGAACTTCGAACGGGTCGGGCGCCCATCTTTATTCCGGCTGATGAATCAGTCCTTTCGCTTTCTGCGGACGCCTTTCGGCAACGGCGCAAACTTCCATTGCTCATCGATCCCGCAGGAAATGCTACATCACGCGAAGCCGTGTGCGGCCCGTTTGATGCATTGGGGCTACATGAACCGGGAAGACCGGATCAGAAAATTCTATTGGTACAACACGGTTGACCCGATGAACACAGCGGAAGACTGTTACCGTCACATGGTCCTCGGCGACCTTCCGGAATACCCGGCAAACATGCAGTGTAAACATGCAGGCCCGCTGCAACTGGAGGCGATCCAATGGCAGGCGTCCTAACTCTCACCGGCAGTCCGGTGACCTATACGGAATTACTCACCGCCTCCGAGGTCAAGGATTGGTTACGCGTCCCGGACCCGTCGCCGGCCGACGCGGCATTTGACGCGGAAATTGAGGCACTCATTCAGGCGGCCCGCGAGCAGGCGGAATACCACCAGAACAAAGACATAGTTCCCAAGCAACGGGATCTCCTGCTTGACGGATTCCCTGGCGGTTCGATTGAGCTTCGCCAGCCGCTCGTATCCGTAGAGCTTGTGACTTACAAGGACTCGGACGGTACGACCACAACGCTGACGGAAAACACCGACTACATTGTGGACCTCCAACGTGGACTCATCATGCCAGCCTACGGGGAATCGTGGCCGTCATTCACCCCCTGGCCGACGTCCGCCGTGACGGTTCGATTCACCAGCGGCGCCGCGCCGCCGAAACTCATTGAGATCGGGATGCTCTGCTTGATTGAGCACTGGTTCACCGGCAAGGGGCAGATCGGCGATGTACCGGCGGGGCTCATCAGCATCTTCCGGTACGGGGCGAAGGAAATGGTTTTCTAGTGCTCATCAGGGATACACTTCTCGCGCGCGACCTCCGGCACAAGATTGTCGTGGGCAAGCGAACCATCGGTAGCCAGGATGCCTACGGAAGCGATGTAGTCACCTACCCGTCGCTCGGGACATTCTGGGCGGAAGTGACGGCCATGCAAGGCCGGGAGCTGGATGCCGCGATGCAGCGATGGGCCGAAGCGCGATTCAAGATCCGGATGCATTACAACACGTACGGCATCGACCGGGCCGACCGGATCTACTGGGGCACGCGCACGCTGGACATCCTGGACATCGAGGACGCGCTGGGTGATCAGCGATGGCTCGTCGCCTACTGCAAGGAGTTTGTTAAGTAGATGGCAACCGTCGAAACGGAAGCTTTTGACAGAATGGCCGCCTCGCCTACGTTGACGGCGCTCGTTCCAGCCTCCCGAATTAAACCAGAAGAATATCGGAACCAGAATCTTGGGACTCGCTATATTATTTATTTCCCAGCGGCCGAGCGAGCAGTTCGGTTTCATGGCGGACTTTCGCGCGCGCGCCTCTGGGATTTCCAGGTATCGATATTCGCTGAAACCTACCAGAAGGCGAAAGAAATTGCTGCCGCTGCCCGTGATACTCTGGACGGGATCAGCACCAATGGCGTCCATTTTCACTACCGCGGATCTACGCCCGGCGTGGAAGAAGCTGGATCGCCTGTTGTGCATTTAGCACTCGAGTTTTTTGCCGGCGAATCGCTGGCATGACAAGATCCCGGACTGTCGTGAGATAGACCGGTAATTTACACTACTGCCGCGAGGCAGGAGGAGAACAACGATGCCCACTGAAGGACTTCTCGGCGATGGAGTAAAGATCGCCTATTCGGAAACTTCCCCGATGTCCTGGGTCGAGTTACCGCAACTGATGGACCTGCCCAAGCCGCCGTCCCCGACGCCCGATAAGCTAGAGACCACCACACACGGGACGGCGGGCTTCCACACATACGGAACGGGACTGAAGGATGTCCCGGATATCGAGGCCGTATTCCTATTTGACCCGGACAAGGCGATCACGCCCTCGCATGTGGCGATGATAACCCACCGGGACGCAAAGACGACCTTGTGGTTCCGCATTGAAACCCCGTCAAATGTCGGCAAGACGGAATTCATCGCATGGGACTTTCAGGCCCGCGTCCAAGCCGCCGATATCGAAACGCCAAAGGACAATTGGCAACTCATGAATCTG